ACCAGAGGCGGCACGGAACTGGATCGTGGTTCGGAATCGACATGAAGTCATCAAGGGCAGGTATCACTAATCCTACTGACATCGGCACGAAGGTCGGCGGAATCGACTTCAACGGCTACGGGACACCCGGCTACAAGGCGCAAGCGTTCAACACGACGGCAGAGAAGCGGATGCGCGAAGAACTCAAGAACACCGGCGGCGACTGGTTCAACGCGGCGAGTCTCGATAGTGACGGCCAGCAATCCGTTTCACGACGCTCTGGCAGCAAGAGCCCCGCCCGCAAAGCCGCCAGCGCGATGATCGCCAAGATCCCGCTCGTGCTGTCGCGGCACATTGCGAAGGCGTGGTATCCAGATAGTTGTTGACAGCAAGGCCCCCTGCCGTCATACTCCGCAACAGGAGAGACACAGATGGCATCCAAGAAGTTTCAACACAAGCACGACACCGAGGCCGCAGCGCGGGCGCAAGCACGCTCTGATTACAGCGGTCAAGTCGTGACGATCATCGAGTCGCGCGGCGTGTTCTATCTCGAGGACGGGGAATGCGGATTCATCCGTAGCTTCGAGCGCGAAGTCTACAGCGGCCTTGGGAAGGCGGCGTAAGATGGCAACCTCGAAACTCAACGCCCGCCGCCCCGCGAGTCGGGGCACCGACAGCCGGGACGTCAAACCAAAGACGTTTCCGCCGCACGCACACGATCCCGAATCCTACGGCTCCCGCTGGTGCAAGTTGTGTGGCAAGGATGAGGGCGACCCGCTCCATAACAAGCCCTCGAAAGCCGTGTCCGTCGACATCGCGCCCAGCCCGGACGCCGGCGAGGCGATCACGCTCCGCCAGCAGGCGATGATGATCGTCGTGAACGACAAGCCGAGCCACACGGAGGCGCTCGAGTTCCTCCGGGGCGCGAAGCAGTTGAAGCGGAAGATCGAAGATCACTGGTCGCGCATCACGCGCAGCGTCGACGATCTGAAGCGGAACCTGCTGGACCTGAAGCGCGCGGACCTCGAGCCGGTGGAGTCGGCGATTGCGTCGCTCGATACGCGCGTCGTCGCCTACGTGCAGACCGAGCAGCGGCGCATCCGCGAGGAGGAAGACCGCCAGCGGCGCGCGAACGAGGAGCAGGCGCGCAAGGACCGCGAGAAGGAACTCGCCGATCAGGAAGCCGAGGCGCTCCGGCTGGAAGCGCAGAGCCCGAAGCTGTCAGCGCGTGAACAGGCGTTTGTTGACAACTACGTGTTCGGCCTCGGCACCCGCGGCGACGGCAAGCGATCAGCGGCGACGGCTGGATTCAAGAACCCACACGACACGGCGGCGAAGTTGCTCGCGACGCCGAAGATCCTCGACGCCATCGCATCAAAGCGCGCAGCGATCGAGATCCGCACGCAGGCCGCGGCTGTCAAAGAGCAGCCGCTCACCGTCGCCGCGCCATCCGTCGAATCAAACCTCGGACGGGCGGCCGGCACGCGCATGGTGACGAGCTACTCGTGCGGCGACGTGGACCTCGATGCGCTGTTCCAGGCGGCGATCCTGAACCCGGACCTGCGGCGGGCGTTCTCGCCGAACACGGTCTATCTCAATCAGCAGGCGCGGGCGCTCCGCGAATCGTTCGAGAGCGTGTATCCGGGTTGCTCACTCGTGAAGTCGACGACGGTGGCGGGATGAGCGCAAACGATGGCGGTCCGGCGTTCCCACGCGCGGGATTCTTTGGCGTCTACGGCGATGGCTCAACAGAGTCTGAACCGTCAACAGACGGCATGACGCTGCGCGATTACTTCGCGGCTCAGGTGATTTCACAGTGCCATATAACCGTGACCCGCGAGGAGCGTGAGCCTGACGCCGAAGTGATCAGGATCTTCGCGGAGCGGTATGCTCGAACCGCTTATGTGATTGCCGACGCGATGTTGAGGGCGCGTGCCGGTGCCGGGGTGCTCTTGCTCTGCTTGCTGCTCCCCTCGCTGGCGCACGCACAGGGCGCCGTAGGGGCGATCGTGCTCGGCAACGTGGCCGACATCGTCTCGACGGAGATCGCCCTCCAGCGGCCCGGGCTGCGCGAAGGGAACCCGGTGCTCGGCCAGTCGGCGACGCAGCGCATCGCGGTCAAAGCTGCCGGCACGGCCGTGCAGGTCTGGATTGTCCGAAAACTGGACAGGTCCGGGCATCCGAAGCTGGCGCGCGTGGTGGGCTATTCCGCCGGCGCGGCGTTGACGGGTGTCGCGTGGCACAACTGGCGGGCGGGGCGATGACCGCCAAATACGTCGTGACGTTCGAGTTTGCCGAGCGCCCGCCGGAGACGGCTAGAGGCACCGTTTCCGGCTCCAGCGCGGCCACATGTGCCTCCCGGGCGATACGGGAGGCGCAGAAGGCTCTCCGGCCCGTCCGGTGGGAGTCCTGCGTCTGCGTGCTGCTGGACCGGGCCGGGGCGGAAGGGGGTTAGGATGGCGCTGACGCAGGCACCGGACGGCCCTGGGGCGACGAACGGGGTGGGGGCTGGCTCCCAAGCCCCTCAACTCCGCCCCTACCAGGACGCGGCAAATGACGCCATCTGCCAGGCTCGGGCGAGTGGCCTAAACCGGCTGCTCCTTCAGATGTCAACTGGCCTAGGAAAAACGGTCGCGTTCGCTGCGCTGCTGCGCCATCCGGCGATGCGCGAGTGGCTCGAGACGTTCCCCGAAGGTCAGCGGAAGATGCTCGTGATCGCGCACCGCGAGGAATTGCTTGATCAGAGCGCCGACAAGATCCAGCGGGCGAACCCCGGCATCCTGGTCAGCATCGAGCAGGGCGACCGGGTCGCGAACCGCTACAGCGACGTCATCATCGCGAGCATCCAGACCTTACAGGCGTCGAAGTTCAAGCGGCTGAAGGCGCTGCTGCGGACCTGCAAGTTCCGGATCGTCATCATCGACGAGGCGCACCATGCCGCGGCGCCGACATATCGCACGGCGCTCGTGCATCTCGGGTTCCTGCCGCCAGCGGATGCCAGCGACAGCGAGGAGATCGAAGCGGCGAATGAGACGGACGCCGCCGAGATGGCGAAGAACCTCGCGGCCTGGGACGAACGGGCGCCGAAGGATCAACTGCTCGTCGGCGTGACGGCGACGCCGAACCGGAGCGATGCGATCGGCCTTGGGGCCGTGTTTCAAAGCCTCTGCTACAGCTATGGGCTCAAGGCGGCGATCGATGATCAGTGGCTCGTGCCGATTGTGCCGTGGGTCGTGGAAACCAAGAGCACGCTCGACGACGTCGGGACCAACCGCGGCGACTTCAATCAGCGCGAGCTGGCGGATGCCGTGAACAACGCGCACCGCAACGCCCTCGCGGTGGAAGCCTGGACGACCTACGCCGGCGATCAATCGACGCTCGCGTTCACCGTCGATGTCGCGCACGCGCACGCGCTCGCCGAGGCGTTCCAGGTCGTCGGCATCGAAGCGCGAGCGGTGAGCGGGAAGACCGACAAAGAGGAACGCCGGCAGATCCTCGCGGACTACACGGCGGGCCGGGTCCGCGTGATCTGCAACTGCATGATCTTCACGGAGGGCACGGACCTGCCGCGCACCGGCTGCATCCTGCACGCGAAGCCGACCAAGAGCACGACCCTGTATACACAGATGACCGGCCGCGGGCTGCGACTCTATCCCGGCAAGAAGGAATGCGTGGTCATCGACCTCGTCGACATTGCCAAACGGCACTCGCTGCAAACAGCGCCGGTGCTCTACGGCCTGCCGCCTGGCATCAAGGCTAACGGGAAGGATCTCGCGACGCTCGAGAACGAACTCGAGGCGTTCCTGCGGGCGCATCCGGGGTTCAACATCGACGGCGCCGGCCGGAAGACGATGGAAGAACTCAACGCCTGGGCGTCGACGTTCGACGTGTGGGACGTGCCGGAGCTGGGGGCGTTCGGTGCGGGGCGGGCGCTGAACTGGATCAAGAGCGGGCTCGACGAGTATCGGCTCGAGTATCCGTGGCTCGACGGCTTCGAGCTGCTGAAGGTCGCGCGGGACTTGCTCGATCGCTTCAGCGTGAGCCTGACGTTCAGGCCGAAGGGCGGGGGCTCGGTGCGGCAGCGCACGATTGCGATGGAGATCGAGAGTGCGGATGCGGCGGCGGGGCTGGCGGAGGCGTTCGTCTTACAGGAGCGGCGGGCGGTGATGAAACTCAAGAGCGCCGATGCGCCGTGGCGGCTGCGGCCGGCGAGTGAGAAACAGATCGGCCTGCTAGCCCGGCTGCGCGTGGCGATCAAGCCGGGGCTCACGGCGGGCGCGGCCTCTGATTTGATCGACATCGCACAATCACGGAGGAAGCGATGACAAGCCCATTTTGGATTGATGGCGTCGAGTATTGGGTGCCCAACGGCTGGGACGCCGCCATGTTTGGAGGCGTCTGGTATCGCCGTCGACGACATCGCCACGGTTACGTCAAGCTAGATAAGTGGATTGCGCTTGATCTCGCGGGGCGGGCAGGCGTATAAGAACAAAGCGAGCCCGGCAGGAGATCCACCACCCGCCGGGCTCCAAGCGATTCCGTGGATTGGACACGGAGGACGCCCCAGGGCGGCATTCTACCCCCTGAGCTTCTCCCAAGACAAATCACGCGGAACCGCCCTGACGCCGCCGGGAGGGATAACCGCTTGGGGCTGCGTCGGCGAACGTGCTACCAAGCTGCCGAGCAACCCGTGGGGCCGAATGGTCAGAGCGGGGCAGAGGGGCCGTGCGACGGCCTGACGTCTGACCATCCGCGCCGCTGTCGTCACGGCAGGCGCGGGCCACGAACGGGCGACGGCCACGGGCTGATCGAACCGTCTCCGAGGCGCGGCTGCTCTCTAGGGAGCCGTTTGCCTCGGGGGCTCCGGCGCTAGGCTGAACTATATGATTTCAAATAACACAGTTCACTTATAAGAAAGTGTCTATGAAGGACGAAAAGCCTAAGTTAGTCAAGCTGCTCGGCGTGCTCCGCGAACTGCGCGAGAAGGAGCAGGCGGTGCTCGACGAGATCGACGTGTTGATCGGGGGCGGGGTCGGCATCGGCGAAAAGCTGAAGCAGTGTTACCGCGCGTTTGCCGAGGCGTGGGGGCTGGTCTATCCGGGGGCCGCCTACGTCTGGAACTATGCGAAGGATGCGCCGCAGATGAAGCGACTCCTGAAGACGCTGAGCGCGGAGGAAATCGGCGCTAGGGCGGCGAGTTACGCGGCAAGCCGGGAGGAGTTCATCACGCGCGCCAAGCACTCATTCCCGATGTTCGTCGCGACAATCAATCAGCACGCCAGCGTCAGGGCGCCGGAGGCTGAACTCGACCTCGAGGCCGATGCCGCCGAGACACAGCGCAAGCGCCGCGAGATCCGCCGGTGACGCCCTATTACGAGCAGGACGGGATCACGATTTACCACGGCGACTGCCGGGACGTGCTGGCACGTATCGCGCCAGACGAATCAGCCGGGTTCGACCTGTTGCTGACCGACCCACCTTACGGTATCGGGTTCGCTGCTCAGCCCACGAAGTGGCAACGGCGCAAGGGGCAGGCTCCAGAAGATTGGGACAGCACACCCGCGCCCGAAGGTGTGGCGCTCGGCAGGAGCCTCTGCCGTCACCAGATCATCTTCGGCGGCAATTACTACGATCTACCAATCGCCCGCTGCTGGCTGTCTTGGTGCAAACCGGACGCGCCGCCATCAATGGGCAACGTCGAATACGCATGGACAAATTTGGATCAGAACTCTCGGATGATCTCGGTGTCTATCGGGGCTACCAACGCCGAACGCGTCGGGCACCCAACCCAGAAGCCAGAGGCCGTGATGCGCTGGTCGCTGCTACAAGCGCCCGCTGACGCGCGAACGGTGCTCGATCCGTTCATGGGGTCAGGGACAACACTAGTCGCCGCGAAGCGTCTCGGGAAGCGCGCCGTGGGCATCGACATCAACGAGCGGTATTGTGAACTCGCGGCTGAGCGTCTCAGTCAAGGCGCGTTACCGCTATGACGCGCGGCAAGTCAGAGGAACCGACCCGGACGCTGCCCTCGAACCTTGAAGCGGAGCGTTCCGTGCTTGGGGCGATCCTGATCGACAATACCGCGTTTCATTCGATCGCAGAGACGCTGACCGCTGGGGCGTTCTTTCGCGACTCGCACCGGCGGATGTTCAAGGCGATCGTCGCGATGCTCGACGTGAACCAGGTCGTCGACTTGGTCACGCTCAAGGAACGGCTCGAACAGGATGGCGATCTCGACGAGGTCGGCGGGCCGGCCTACGTGGCGAGTCTGGTCGACGGGGTGCCCCGCGGCGTCAACATCGCGGCCTATGCGGCGGTCGTGCGCGAGAAGGCGCTGCTGCGGTCGCTGATCTTCACCGCGAACAAAGTGCTCGGGCAAGCCTACGAAGCCGATCAACCGCCGGCGGAGATCCTCCGCTCGGCCGAGGAGCAATTTTTCGAGCTGCAACACGGGCACGTCGATGGCCGGATGGTCGGGCTCGGCACCGGCCTGCCGGCGCTCACGGCGGATCTGGAATGGCGGGTCAAGCACCGCGGCGAGCTGACGGGCATCACGACGGGCTTCGAGTCCGTCGACCGGCACACCGCGGGCTGGCAGAAGGGCGACCTGATCGTCATCGCGGCTAGGCCGTCGATCGGCAAGACGACGTTCGTGATGAACTCAATCGTCGCGGCGTGCCGCGCCGGCAAGCGGGTCGCGATGTTCAGTCTTGAGATGCGGCGGCGCCAACTGGAATGGCGCATCCTGTCGAGCCTGGCGAACGTGCCGATGGTGCGGATTCGCGCCGGGGAGATCGGCGGCAGCGACTACGCCGCGATCGCCGCGGCGCAAGAGATCATGTTCGACCTGCCGCTGTGGATTGACGACACGGCCGGCCGGACGGCTTGGGACATCCGGAGCGCGTGCCGGCGGCTCAAGGCCGAGGACGGGCTCGACGAGGTCGTCGTCGACTACGCGCAACTCATGCCGGGCACGCTCGATCGCCACGGCGCCAGCCGCAACGATGAAATGACGGACATCAGCCGGCGGCTCAAGCACCTGGCCGACGAGCTGAGCGTGCCGATCATCCTGCTGTCGCAAATGAACCGCGCCTCAGACAAGCGGCCGGACCCGCGGCCGAAGCTGTCGGACCTGCGCGAGTCGGGCGCTCTCGAGCAGGATGCCGACGTCGTTGCGTTCCTGCACCGGAAGAATCACCGCGAGGGCGGGCTGACGTATTTCATCATCGAGAAGGAACGCAACGGCCCGACCGGGACGCTGAAGCTGACGCTTGATAGGGATATCGTCCTGTTCTCTGACGCGCCGAACGAGCCGGAACCGGAGCCCGCGAAGGCAAAAGAGAAGCCGACTAAAGTGACACCGCCGACGTTGATTGACAAATCGTGACTTGTTCTCCACAATGAGCGCAGCGATGCCGAGCAACGCACAGCGGGGCGCCTACTACAAGGGCCGCACGAAAAAATGGCTGGCCGGGATGGGGTTCCAGGTTGCGAACCTCGAGGAGGTCCGCTGGATCTATCGCTTCGGCAAGCCGCCGATGCCAGTCAAGCGCGATCAGTTCGGGAGTGACCTGTTGGCGATGAGCGACAAGGAGATCATTTTCGTGCAGGTCAAGGGCGGCAAGTCTGCGGTCGGCGGGACTCAGCCTGCCGCGCGTCGAAAGTTTGCCGAGTTCCGTTTCCCTCACCTGATTCATGCGGTGGAGGGGAAGACGGCGCTGCGGCGCTGGGTCGTCGCATGGGCACCGCGGTCGCGGGAGCCCCGAGTCGTGGAGTGTTAACCCGAGAGGAGTAAGTGCATGGCAAAGAAGAAGAAGGCCGCAAAGGCGGCGAAGCGCGGCAAGGCCGCCCCGGCGCGGAAGGTGAAGGCGAAGGCGGCGCGTGTCTCCAAGGTGGCGGCGAAGTCCCGCGCGCGGAAGCGGATGCCGGCGCAGCAGTCTTTTGACGGGTTCCGGCACCGGGACTGTGATCGCATCTGCCAAGGCATCGCGGAAACCCGTGGCGAGATGAACCGGCTGCGGGGCGAGGAAACCGACCTCGAACTCCAGGCGCTCAAGGCGATGCGGGCGCACGACATCACGGCGTATCAGCACGCCGGCGTCGAGCTGGTGCGCGTGCCGGGTGAAGAGAAGTTGAGAGTAAGGACGGCCCGCGAGCGCACGGCCACGGCGGAGACGGCCGAAGTCGAGCCGGAAGGCGAAGCGGTGCCCCAGGGCGAAGACAATCCGGCCGCGCTGGGATCGGTGAACTGAGATGACGAAGCGGGCGCTCGTGAGTCAGGAGCAGATTGAAGCCCCGTTCTCGATCGGGTGCTTTCAATTCAATAGCACCGGGGTCGAGGTTCACGGGCGCCCGACATTTCACGAAACACAAGGCGCGTTTGATTTCGTCACGCGCTCGGTCAAGTGCTCCGGGTTCTGGATGGTCGACATCATTCGATACATCGACTCTCGCGAGGATTTCGGCGATCTGCGCGACATTCTCATCAGCGCAGAAACAGGGCTGACCGAGGGGAGTGTTAGGGTCTACCGATCAATCGGCAAGAAGCTGCCACCGGAGAATCGAGTCGAAGGCGTGCCGTTCGGTCATCATCAAGCGGTGGCGAGCCTTGAACCAGACGCACAAGTTGAGATGCTCGAAAAGAGCAAGGCCGAGGGCTGGAATCAGGCCGAACTGCGCGCGGAAGTTCGCGGCTCGAAGCGATCAAGTTTACTTAAAGGCAAGTCATCCGCCGTGCAGCAGCTCGCGGTCACGCTGCACGTCTCCGTTGAAGCCCCGACGTTCACGAAGGCGGCGGACCTGGCGAAGAACGAGATCAAAAAACTCCTCAAGGCGCACGGCGGGCACATCCTCGAGGCCAAGGTCGCCAGCGTGAAAGCGAGAAAGTAGAAATGCTCCATTGCGGCGATCTGTTCGACGTGCTGCCAACACTCGCCGACGAGTCAGTTGATGCCTGCGTGACCGATCCGCCCTACGGTCTTGGATTCATGGCGAAGGATTGGGACGTGCCCGGTGGCATCGGCGCGTTCCCGATGCGACGGCGTGTCGAAACTGACGCGGTAAACACTGGCGCATCCAGGCAAGGCGGTCGGCAACGGTCCTGCGCGGACTTCCAGAAGCGGCAGAACCGGGACGCGCAAGCGATGCAGGCCGAAGCCGAACAATGGGCGCGGGAAGTCTTCCGCGTGCTGAAGCCCGGCGCGCATCTTGTCGCGTTCGGCGGGACGCGGATGTATCACCGGCTGACAGCCGGGATCGAAGACGCCGGATTTGAGATTCGAGATTGTCTGTCGTGGCTGTATGGCTCCGGTTTCCCAAAGTCGCTCAACGTAGGCAACGGGCAAGGAACGGCCCTGAAGCCAGCGTGGGAGCCTATCGTGCTCGCCCGCAAGCCGACTGCCGGCACGGTTGCCGCGAACGTCCTGCGGCATTCTACGGGAGCCCTGAATATCGACGCCTGCCGAATCGTAACCGATGATCCGCTTGGCGGTGGTGCCGAAAAGGCTGACACTATCGGTCGAGAAGGGCACGAAGGGTGGGATCGGCCTTGGAAGCATGACGACTCTGCTCGTGCGACCCATGCGGCGAAGATCAGGGCAAACGTAGAGAAAGCCGAAACGCTCGGCCGCTGGCCTGCCAACGTCCTCCTTGATGAAGATGCCGCAACCGCACTGGATGAGCAGACCGGAGATTTACTCGGCTGTAATACGCCCAAGACGATGGATTCAGGCGGGAAGTCTATATTCGGCATCGGGCAACCAGGATACGTCTACGGTGACTCTGGTGGTGCGTCCCGCTTTTATTACGTAGCAAAACCGAGCAGAGAAGAGCGCGACATGGGCTGCTACGACCTCCCACACAAGCAACGCGACGATTCCCGCAAAGACGGTAATCCAGGCGGCGACACCCCGCGTAACCGTGGCCTGCAACCTCGCGGCAACTTCCATCCGACCGTGAAGCCAGTCGAGTTGATGCGCTGGCTGGTGAGGCTCGTGACGCCGATCAACGGCACGGTGCTCGATCCCTTCACCGGCAGCGGCACGACCGGCATGGCCTGCGCCTACGAGCAGCGTCAATTTATCGGCATCGAACGCGAAGCGGAATACGTCGAAATTGCGGAGCGCCGGATCGCATCGGTCGCGCCGTTATTCACGGAGGCCGTATGAAGGATTGCATCCTCGTGCTCTACAGCCCGAAGGTGCGACCGGGTTACGAAGTCTGGAGTTGGAGGCATCATGGACAAGCGACGGAGAGCTGAACTGCTCGAGCAGGTCGCTCGGGCGAACAAGACCGTGCGCGAGGCGAAGACGATCGATCAGGTCGTCGAGGGCATGGGCCTGCTCTGCGAGATCGCCGAATCGATGATCCGCGAGATGGGACCGAGCGCGCACGCTGAGGGCTGGGCCCGTCTCCAGGCGACACCGGGGGCGTGGCTCTGTCAGTGCCTCACGCTACATCATCCGACGATCACGGTTTGCGACACGAAGGCCCGGATTGGATCGCTCGGTGTCTCGAGGTCGTTCCGATGAAATTGCGCGTCGTCAGGACGGCCCCAAACCCGGCGCCCCACTTCGCGCCTTGGCGTGCCAGCACACCAAGATTCAGACCTCCGGGCAGGGCGATGGCTCCGGGCACTAAGGACGGCTACCTGCCGGTGCATTGCTGCTGCTCGCCGACGAAGCGCCTCGGCTGGGTGCGACTGCCGCGCGAGCTGGGGCACCGCGGTCAAGTGCGGTTTGTGATTCCGCCGACCCGCGAGTTTCAATCTGACATCACGGTCGCCACCGTCAAGCAGGGCGGCACGATCTATACCGAGGTTGCAGAGTTGTTCGTCGGTGTCGACCGTCTCTTTGCGGTCAAGAGCGCGCATCAGCCGATCGATGTCTGGATGCAGGTGCCGGGCTTCGTGCCGGACGAAGGCGAGGTATGACCAAAACGCTCACGCTCAAGGAACAGCGGTTCGTTGATGCCTACCTCGGCTCGGCTGGCGGCAACGGCGTCCTGGCGGCGCGGCTGGCCGGCTATCAGCAGACCGAGAAGGCGCTCCGGGTCACGGCCTCTCGGCTGCTTGTGAAAGCTAACATCCGCGATGCCGTTGCGGCGCGGGTGAAGGAGCAGACCCGGAAGTCGATTCTCACGGCCGACGAGCGCGACAAAATCCTCTCGACGATCGCCAGTCGGGGCGAGGACGCCGCGCGCATCCGGGCGATCGCCGAGTTGAACCGTTGCAGCGGCCGGCACTCGATCAAGCACGTCCTCGACGTGACAGAGACGCTGAGCGACATCATCGCCGGGTCGCGCAAGTGAGCCACGTCGCCGAGAACGGGAGCTGTAGCTTGTGTAGCGGGACGCACTTCGGCAGCGGGACGTTGTGTCCGTATCGGTGCGAAAGCTGCGGGCACAAGACCGGCGCGTGCGACGCTGCCGTGTGCCCTCGCAATACCAGATGGGCAGGCGAGGTGCTGAGTGAGGTCTTCCCGACGAAGGGCTCAGCGGTTGGCCTCGTCGGCGCGTGGATGCCGATCGAGACAGGGCCGACCGACAAGACGCTCGTGCTCGTGGCGCTGATTCGCGACGGCGTGATCTGGCGCGTGAGCGACGCGGCGTTCAACGGGCTCGGCTGGTATAGCAAGGCTGGCGTCGCCTGTCACTGGCGAACGCATTGGTCGCCGATGCCGGTCATCGAGCATCTCGAAGACGTTTCACGCGAAGCTCGGCCCGGTCGTAAAGTAAGAAAAACAGGCCAGAAAATGCGGATCGCTCACCGTCCAGACACCCTGTGACCCCCGCCGAGTCCACCGTCAAACGCTGGCGCGAGGACGAGCGCGGCATTCTGCAATACGCCGACGAGCAATTTCAGTTTCAGGGCGATCCCTGGCAGGAGAAGGCGCTGCTGGCGTTCGCGAGCCCCGATCCCAAATATCAGCGCATCAGCTTACAGGCGTGCGTCGGCCCTGGGAAGACGGCCGTGCTCTCGATCGCGGGCTGCTGGTTCCTTGGGGTGCAGGGCGACAAGCTCGAGCATCCACAAGGCGCGTGCGTCGCCATCACCGGCGACAATCTCCGAGACAACCTTTGGAAGGAATACGCGAAGTGGATTCAGCGGTCGGACTACATGCGGGCGGCGTTCACGCAGACCGCGCGGCGCATCTTCGCAAACCATCATCCTGAGACGTGGTTCCTGTCCGCTCGTTCGTGGCCGAAAAGCGCGAACGCGGACGAGCAGGGCACGACGCTCGCCGGGCTGCACTCCAAGTATGTGCTGGTCCAGGCCGACGAGAGTGGCGCGATCCCGACGCCGATCCTGCGGTCGGGTGAGCAAGCCCTCGCGCAAGCCGGTGGCGGCTTCGCCAAGTTCCTCCAGGCCGGCAATCCCGTGTCGCTGGAGGGGATGCTGCACGCCGCCGCGAACGAGCTGCGGCACTTATGGCACGTCATCCGCATCACGGGCGATCCGGACGATCCGGAGGCGTGGGTGCATTCGCCGCGCGTGGGACCGAACCCGCGCAAGTGGGCGACCGAACAGATCGCGACCTACGGCCGCGAGAACCCCTGGGTCAAGAGCTACATCCTCGGCCAGTTCCCGCCGTCATCGATCAATGCGCTGCTCGGGCTCGAGGACGTCGAGGCGGCGATGGCGCGGCAGTTGCCGATCACGGCCTATGAGTGGGCGCAGAAGCGGCTGGGCGTCGACGTCGCTAGGTTCGGCGATGATCGCACGGTCATCTTCCCGCGGCAGGGGCTCGTGTCGTTCAAGCCGGTCGTGATGCGGCACGCGCGCGACTCGGCGGTGAGCGTGAACATCGCGAACCAAGTGCTCGGAAGTAAACTGCGCTGGGGTTCCGAGCTGGAGTTCTTCGACGCCACCGGCGGCTGGGCGGCTGGGGCGGTAGATGTGATGCGCGCGAACGGGGCCGGGCCGATCAATGTGCAGTTTGCGGCGCCGGCAATTGACCCGCGCTATGCGAATCGCCGGGCTGAGATTTGGTTCGCGATGAGTGAGTGGATCAAGGGCGGCGGGGTGCTGCCGCGCGGCCTGACCGAGATTGTCGCCGAGCTGACGACGCCGACCTACGCGTTCAACAAAGGCAAGTTCCTGCTCGAGGAGAAGGACCATGTAAAGATCCGGCTCGGGCGCTCGCCGGATCTGGCCGATGCCCTAGCGCTCACCTTCGGGATGCCAGACATGCCGGGCGGGCAAATGCAGCAGCAAATTCACGGGCGGCCGCGCAACCGGGCGGTGACGCAGGACGACGTCGACGCGGATCGCGAGAAATGAACGCTGATCTCCGGAGGCTGAGCACCGACCCGACGTATGCGGTGCCGAACGCGCGGCTGGTTCGGGGTTACGTTCACGGTCGGCAGTGGGGCGTCGACGCTGAACGCTACGGTCAACCCTACGTGTTCGCGCGGATTCACGAGACTGCGGTGTGGGTGGTGCGGCAACCGCGCCCACGGCCACAGGTCCGGCGCGTTCACCCCAGGGGGCAGCGATGGCGAAGGGCAAGGTAACGCATCGGATTCAGATTCATCGTGGCGGCAAGGTGCAGGAGTGGGAGCTGCGCGACGGCCCGTTCAAGGAACAGCCGAACATGCGGCGGGCCTACGAGCGCGGATTCCTCAAGCGCACGGAGGACTTCAATCAAGGTATCGTCGCCGAGAACCTACGCACGGCGATGCCAGCGAAGACGGTCGGCGACGCTTACGCCATAGGATACGCAGACGCGCTGAGCCAGGAACAGCCGGCGTGATCCGCGAGGCCACGGCCGCCGACACGCCCCGGCTGGTCGAGATGACGACGCACTTCCTTCAGTCGACACGCTACGGCGCACTGTTCCGGGCCGACCCGGTGTTCATCGGCAAACTGATCGACCTCGTGCTCGAGCACGGCGTCATCCTTGTGGCGGAGATCGACTCGGTCGAGCCGCATTGGGAGCAAGGCGGCCGGTTCAAGCCCATCATCGGCATGATTGCGCTGACCGCGCTGCCGCACCTGTTGACTGGTATTCCCTACGGCGACGAACAGGCGTGGTGGGTCGAACCGGAGCACAGGGCCGGCATGGTGGGCCCCCGGCTCATGCAGGCGGCCGAGCGGTGGTGTAGGGAAAACGGCCTAAATATGGTAAAGATGATTGCGCCGGAGGGCTCCGACGTGGGCAAGTTCTATACCAGACAGGGTTACGAGGCGGTCGAGACGGCATTCGTGAAGCTGCTCTAATGGGGCTGTTCACGGGGCTCGCCATCGGCGCACTGGCGGCGGCGAACGTCGCGCAGGCGTTTCGGAAGAAGCCCAAGCTCGCCACAGATGCCCCGCTGGCGCCGGGTCCGGTGGAGTCGCTCGCGCCGCCAAAGCCCCCAACCATCCTGCCCGGCGTGAACGAGGGCATCGCCCAAGCGGCCGGTCAGAAACAGCGCAAGCGGGCCGCGGCCGGTTCGCTCCTCACGCGCCCGAAGCCGCCCGTCGCTGGCGCGGCACCCGTCACCGCGAAGCCACGTTCCTTGATCGGCGTCTACTGACATGGCCCGCGAATACTCATTCGGCGGCGACGCGAAGGCGAAGCGCGATCGCTACCAGACACTCGCGGCGACCTTGTTCTCGGAACGCAAAAGCGGGTTCGATCCGCATTGGTCGGAACTGGATGAATACCTGCTCCCGCGGCGCACGCGGTTCTGGACCGGCGACAAGAACCGGGGCGACAAGCGCAATCAGAAGATCATCAACTCGACGGGACGGTTCGCGGCGCGCACGCTCGCCAGCGGCTTGCACGCGGGCCTGACCTCGCCGGCGCGGCCGTGGATGAAGCTCACGACGCCGGACCCTGACCTCGCGAAGTTCGCGCCCGTCAAGGCGTGGCTGCATGACGTGACGCAGCGGATGCTCGTGGTGTTCGCGCAGACCAATCTCTACAACTCGTTTCCGATCACCTACGGCGACATTGGGGTGTTCGGCACGGCCGCGGTCGCGCTGCTCGATGACAGCAAAGACCTGTTCCGCTGTTACAACTATGCGCTCGGCAGCTACGCGATTGGGCTGAACGCCCGCGGCATGGTGTCGTCGTTCGTGCGCGAGTTCGAGCTGACGGTGCGCCAGGTCGTCGAGGAGTTCGGCCTCAAAGAGAACGGCCGCGATATCGACTGGTCGAACATCTCGACGATTGTCAAAACGGCGTGGGACCGCGGCGAGTATCAGACGCCGGTCAAAGTGACGTGGATGATCACGCCGAACCAAGAGGCCGACCCGTCGAAGCTGCTGCCAAAGTTCTACCTGTTCGCGAGCTGCTGGTGGGAGACGGGCTCAACCGAAAAAAACTTCCTGCGTGAGAGCGGGTTCCGAACCTTCCCGCTGATGTGCCCGCGGTGGGACGTGACCGAGGGCGACAGCTACGGCACCGACTGCCCTGGGATGACGGCGCTCGGCGACGTCAAGCAGTTACAGATCATGGAGAAGAAGAAGGCGCAGGCGATTGCGAAGATGGTCGACCCGCCGCTGACCGGCCCGACCGCGCTGATGACGCAGAAGACGAGCCTGCTCTCTGGCGATATCACTTACGTCGACGATCAGAACAAAACACTCAGGTCGATTCACGACGTCAACCTGCGCGTCGATCACTTGGCGCAGGACATTCAGAACGTCGAGTATCGGGTGCAGCGCGCGTTCTATGAGGATCTGTTCCTAATGCTGGCACGCTCGGACCCGCAGGCCGGCAGTCAGCGCCCGACCGCGCGCGAAGTCGAGGAGCGGCACGAGGAGAAGCTGATTGCGCTGGGGCCGGTGCTCGAGCGCACGAACGACGAGCTGCTCGATCCGATCGTTGATCGGGTGTTCGAGATGATGGACCGCGCGGGGTTGATTCCGCCGGCGCCGGAGCAGCTCCAAGGCGTGAACCTGAAGGTCGAATACATTTCGATCCTCGCGCAGGCGCAAAAGCTGGTGGGTGTGGTGGGCCTCGATCGGTTCATGCAGAACGTGCTGACGATCGCGCCCGTCATCCCTGGTATTCTCTACAAGGTCGATACGAACCGAGTGGCGGACGTGTATGGCGATTTGCTCGGGATTGATCCGAACATCGTTCGATCGGATGAGGACGCGGACGGCCTGGCGGCCGAAGCGGCGAAGGCGCAGCAGGCGCAGATGGAAGCGGAGAACGCCGCGAAGATGTCCGTGGCGGTGAAGAACGCCGGCACGACGCCGATGGAGGGCGACACGGCGCTCTCGCGGATGACGCAGGGCGCGGCACAGGAACAGGTCGCATAGGGGGAGTGATGACTCGATTACTGTTGGCTCTCGTGTTCGTGCTGGCGCTGGTGACGGTGAGTGATGCGGCATTCGTCGCCGGGCGCGTCACGGTGGCGGTGACGGCGACGCAAATCTATCGCTCGGGTCCGCGCGGCGGGAGCGTGCTGATCTGCAACCGGGATACTGTCTCGGTGTTCCTCGGGCCGGCCGGGGTGACGACCGCCAACGGCTTCGAGCTGGGCGCGGCGGATTGCACGACGCAGCGCCCGTTTCCGCGCGACATCATTTACGGGATCGTCGCCGCCGCGACGGCGCGCGTGGATTACGCCGAAGGCATGTATCGGGAGCCCTGACCATGAACACGTCACGCAATAGATGGAGACTGGCGCTCGGCATCGCGGCGCTGCTGTGTTGGGCCACGTTTGCACGCGCACAAGGCACGGCCACCGGCATCGGCTATTGGAAAAGCGTCACGGCGCCCGTGTTCGCGGGCGGGCCGTTCACGGGGCAACTGACGGGGCCAGGCTCGACGTGCGCGAATCCGGCCTATGCGTTCACCGGCAGCGCGACGACGGGCCTCGGCTCGGACGTGGCGAATGCGTGGTGCCTCTCCGCGAACGGCGTGGCGCAACTGCGCGGCACCACGACGGCGGTGACGAGCACGGTGCCGATCTTGGGACCGAATGGGACCGCTGGGGCTCCCTCATTTAGCTTTGCGAATGACGCAGATACTGGATTCTTCTGGCCGTCTAATAACGGGAGCCTTGATTATTCGGCTGCTGGAACAGCGACGGTGCGGTTGGATGACGGCATCCGGTTACGCAGTGCTGCGACACTAGAATGGTCAAGCGGGGCTATTGGGGCAGCGTCTGATGTCTTCCTCGCCCGCGAAGCCGCTGCCGTCCTGCAAATGGGCGGAGACGCCGCAGGCGTCACGGATCAGATGTTCAAAGGCCCGGATCGGATCACGTCCGATGGGGTGGGCGGGAACCTGACGATTGCTGGCGGGCGGAATCGCGGAGCCTCAGCGGGCGGCTCGATCATCTTCCAGACCTCTCCGGCGGCAGGCGCGGGGGTGACGGGGACGCTGGCGACGGCGCTCACGATTGATTCGACGAAGCTGGCGACGTTTGCTGCCGGAGTAGTCAGCGGGGCACATGTTCAAATTGTGTCGGCGTCCTATTTAGAATATGCCGCCAGGTCTTTATTAAAGTCTCCGGCGAATGGACAATTAAATTTAACCAACAACGCCGATGCGGTCGGCATCGGCCTCGACTTCACCGTGGATGGCACGGTCACTATTCGGAATCGTGCTCAAAACGACAACGCAATTCTCAGAGCGTCGGTGCTTGGAGTCAGTACGGCCTATCAGGTGAACGGCACATCCGTCGCCATTTCAGTCACGGCCCCCACCGTCGCCAACTCTTGCACCGGCGAGGCGATGGTGTGGAACAACGGCACGGCCGCCTTCGAGGCCGACATGGGCACCACTTGTGCGGGTGTCTCGACGGTGGTCTTCACGCTGCCAGCCGCCGCGAACGCTTGGGTCTGCACCGCGATGAACGTCACCACCTCCGCGACCGCCGCGATGGAGATGACGGCCTCGACTACGACCACCGCGACCTTCACCAACTACACCCGGACCACCGGGGTCGCGCTGGCGTTTGTTGATGGCGCCAACGTCCGCGTCAGTTGCTTGGGAGGCTAGATGCCCGAAGCCCGCGCATTCGTCCGCAATACTGCCGACCCCCGCCAAGTCGGGCAGGCCGGCCGTCGTGTCAAGGATCGCCGCACGCGCGAGCTGGTCGACCTGCGGGCGGTGCTGGCGACCGAGCCAGGGCGTCGGATGCTCTGGCGGTTCCTCGGGTTCTGCGGCGTCAACGAGACGGTGCTTAGGGAGAACCCGATCGCGATGGCGGAAGCGGCGGGCCGGCAGAACGTCGGGCACTACCTGATGGCGGAGATTGCCGCGGCCGATGATGAAGCGTTGTTCACGATGATGCGGGAAGCGCGCGACGCGGTCGGGCGCGAGAACCGCGAAACGGATGCCGTGCATACCACGCGCACCGAGGAGATAGACGACGATGCCGACCGAAGTTGAAGACAAAGCCGCGGCCGACAAAGCCGCAGCAGATAAAACGGTAGCCGACAAGGCTGCCGCCGACAAAGTCACCGCCGACAAGGCGACTGCGGACAAAGCCGCAGCCGATAAAGTCGCCGCTGACAAGAGTGCGGCCGACAAGATCGCGGCCGACAAAGCAGCAGCCGATGAAGCGTCCAAGGCCGCCAAGGGCGGCAAGGCGGACGACGACAAAGGCGCGGAAGGCGCACCGGAGAAATATGCGCTGACCCTCCCCGAGGGCGGGGCGGTTGACGCGACCGATGTCGCGGCGATCGAGAAGATGGCGCGCGAGCACAAGCTGCCGAACGACGCCGCGCAGGCGCTCCTCGAGCAGCAGAACACCTACCTCATCGAACAGAGTGAGGCGCTCGCGGCACAGTTGACGGCCGATCAGGACTACGGCGGGGCGAAGCTGGCGGACACCCAGCGGCTCGCCAAGACCGTGATCGATGCCGTCCGACCCGAAGGGCATCCACGACGCGCGGCGTTTCAGCGCATCCTGGACAAGAGCGGGTATGGCAATCACATCGAGATCGCGAGCTTCCTCGCGGATCTCGGCAAGAAGATGGCGGAGGATGTGCCCGTGTCGGGTGCAGGCGGGGGCGGGGGCGGGGGCGGTCGCGATGCCGATCTCGCGAAGCGCCTGTATCCCAACATGAAGTAGGTCCGTCCGTCGAGGAGTGGAATTATGCGTGCTGTCACGGTGATGGTTCTCACGGCGATCTGCGTCGCGCTGTTCAGCGTGGACGTCGGCGCCGTCTCACAGGTCGTGCGCGGCCCGGATCTCCGGGCGCTGTTCGACTTCGATCCGACCTACGTGCTCGTGTTCGGCGCGGCGCTGAGCACGGGGGCGCTGACCCTGGCGGATTGGGCGAAGCGGCTCGATCCGACTGGCAAGGTGTCGGACATTGTCGAATTGCTCTCGCAAAGCAACGAGCTGCTGAGCGACATGCAATGGATCGAGGGCAACCTGCCGACCGGGCACCGCACGACGATGCGGACGGGCCTGCCAGCCGTGGCCTGGCGCTTGATCAACGCCGGCGTGGTGCCGAGCAAGTCGACGACCGCGCAGATCGACGAGCAGAGCGGCATCCTCGAAGCGTGGTCAGAGGTCGACGTTGCCCTCGCCAAACTGAACGGCAACACCGCAGCCTTCCGGCTGTCGGAGGCCCGGGCGTTCATCGAAGCGATGAATCAGGAAATGGCGCAAACGCTGTTCTACGGCAACGGCGGGATCGCGCCGGAGGAGTTCACCGGCCTCGCGCCGCGCTACTCCCTGCTGTCGGCTGGCAACGGCGGCAACATCCTGGACGCGGGCGGCGTGGATGCCGCGGACAACTCGAGCATCTGGCTCGTGGCATGGAGCCCGGAGACGGTCAGCGGGATCTTCCCGAAGGGCTCGCAGGCCGGCCTGCAACATGACGACTACGGCGAGCAGACCATCCAGGTCACGGCCGGCGTCGCGGGCACGCGGATGCGTGCGTTGCAGGAACGCTGGGTCTGGAACGCGGGCATTCAGCTCGCGGACTGGCGCTATGTCATCCGGATCGCCAACATCGACATCTCGAACCTCGCCGGCGGCGGCGCGGCCGACCTGATCGATCTGATGGAGCAGGCGCTCGAGATGCTGCCGAACAGCCTCGGGCGGCCGGTGTTCTACATGAACCGCACGGTCGCGCGCTACCTCCGCAAGCAGGAGCGGGCGGACGTGACCTCCGGCGGCGGCCTCACCTTCGCGAACCTCGAGGGCAAGCGGGTGATGGACTTCGGCGGCGTGCCGGTGCGGCGCGTCGACGCCTTACTCAACACGGAAGCGCGGGTCGTCTAAGACCGCCAGGAAGGGACAGGGACAGTTATGTATCTCGATGCTTTCCTGCGTGTGTCAAACGCGCAGGCGTTCGGAGCCGCCGCCGTCTCGACGGACTCCATCGATCTCGGCAACGTCACGCCCAAGCGGAAGATCGGCACCGGCGAACCGATGGGGTTCGGCATTGCCGTCACGACCGCCGGCACCGTCGCCGCCACGTTGATCGAGGTCATCTCGGCGACCGACGCCGCGTTGACCGCCGGCATCCTCGTCCACGCCTCGCGGTCGATTCCGCTGGCGGAGACGGTGGTCGGCGCGCTGTTCTTCGTGCCGCTCCCGATGGGCACGCCGACGCAGCGGTATCTCGGGGTCCGGCTCACCACGGCCGGCGGGACCATTTCGGCGACCGCCTGGCTGACGGCGCACGATCTGTTCTCGATCGCGTCTGAATACTACGCCCGCAACTACGCGGTCTAGCGATCCATCCGCCGGAGCTGCTGGCCCCGCTCAGTGTCGAGCCGGGCCGGCACTCCCGGCCGTCTTCGTATCTTCGTGAGAGGGAGTTATGTCCAAAAGCAAACCGGCCGCCCGTCCGGCGGCACGCCAGCCCGGCCCCGTCGCCAAGGCTGGACCAACCGAGCCCCGTCCGGATGCCCGCCACCTGGGCAAGTTGATCCGCGTGCGCGCGACCAAAACCGGCTTCGTCGACAACGTCCGCCGGCGCGAGGGCGACGTGTTCGACGTCCACGCGAAAGAGTTCTCCGAGAAGTGGATGGAGACGGTCGACGGCAGCACGCCGACGCAGATCACCGGCCCGGCGCAGGCGCTCAAGAACATCCACGATCAGGCGGTGCCGGGCAAGCTGAAGACGACCGGCGACAACCCGCTCGGCGCGGCCTAGCGGGTCGCGTTCGGCGCCACTCGGATTACATGCCATTTAGAGGAGTCCGCACATGCCACGTCCACGAGTCGTCAACTACCCGCACACGCCGCGCTTCGCGGCGGAACCCCCGAACGCCATCACCGCCGATGGCGTGATCCCGATTCACGAAGATCGGACGCACTACCTGAACAAAGCCGGATCTGCGGGCGCGTTCTCGGTCGCCGCACCTGGCGCGGCCAACATCGGCCGTCGCCTGCGGTTCACGACCGGCAGCGACTTCGCGCATGTCGTGACGTTCACGGGCTCGACGCTCCGAGACGGCACGACCGGCGCCAAAATCACCTGGACGGCGGCGGCCTTCGCGGGCTCGTCGCTCGAGGTCGAAGCGGTGAGCGCCGTGCTGTGGAACGTCCGGTCGATGAACCTCGGCGCAATCGCGTAACCCTGACCCGGGCGAGCGCAGCATGGCGACCAAAACGAAGTATCTCGAATACACCATCCACCTGACTGATCGGGCGGCGGTGACGGCGCATCAAGCCGCGTTTCCCTTCGGGGTGCGCGTCGCGCCGGCGGAGGCGGCGGTCACGTATGCCGCGCCGATTCTCGGGAACCTCGCGTCGTTTGTCGCGCCCTGCACGCGCTCGCCCTGGTTCTGGACCTCGGCGAATTACCCACAGACCGAAGCGACGTTCACGCGCAAAAGCGGCGGCTGGTTCGGGTTGCCGATCTTCGCCACCACAACCACCTTCATATGGGTCGGCAAGTTCGTGTTTGGCGAGGGCACGGTCGCGATGATCAACGGCGTCGCCGTGCAGGTCGTCGCGATGGCACAGCGGCAGTGGGTTGACGGCTTCGAGATTCCGGAGGAGGGCGAAGGCGGCATCAGCACCACCGCACGGCGGTGCCTGACCAGGGACGCTTCCCGACATCCGGACGGGATGGGCTTCGCGTTCCGCGGCGACTCCCTGACGATCTCACATCAAGTCTCACAGTTCAGCAGCAGCACGTCACACGCGCATTGGGATCGGTTCTACATCCGCGTGCGGAAAGTGCCCGCGGCGAACGCGAAAATCTGGCGGTCGAACGGCGGCGCCGGGCAGGATGGGATCGAGCTGGCGCTGACGCCAGGGCTCAATATCGTCGTGTCGGATATCGCCTCCGGCGTGCCCACGATCAAAACCACCTCCTCGGCCATTCTCGTCGCCGGCGTGTGGGCGCGCATCGACGTGGTGCTCTCCTATGCGACGGCCGGCGGAGGCGTCGGGGCGTTCGTGAAGGTCTACAAAAACGGCACCCTGATCGCGTCACACAGCTCATTCACGGCGGCCGGGCTGGGCACGAATGGCGTGTATACGAAGTCCCTTCTCGGGTCGCCGGATGTGACCGACCTCGAAGCGGACTTTGATGACTGGATCGGCGCGGCCGAACCGCTCAAGGAAAGTGCTTCCCCGTTCCGGTATGTCGGCTTGGATTGGTTGAATGGGTCCAAGGTCATCCGGGCCTCGGCGACGAGCTTCGGGACCGGGCACGATGCGGTCAACTGGACGAACCAAAGCTATAGCAACCTAAACCAACTCCCCGAATCCGCCGTGACGGGGATGGTGAGCACGACCGCCCTCGCCCCGATCGTGGTGAACACGGACGTTGCGCTGAAGGTGGACGCGCAGCCGAATACACTCGGCATCGCTGCGCTGTTGGTCGGGGTCTATCACAACGGCGTCACCGCAGGTCAAAGCTCGCTCGGGTTCAAGATCGGGACGGCGGCGGAAGACCTCGTCGTGTTGCCGTCGATCAGCGGGCTCGCGCATGAGCACCATTGGTATATGCCGGCGGGCGTCATCCTGCCGACCAAACTCACGACGCTGGTGTTGCGTTACCTAAAAGACAACAACGCCAGCAGCGACACGGTCTATCACTTGGGCGCGGTGGCGGAAGTCGTCGGCACGTTCGGCGCTGAGGACGTGTTCCCCGGGGCGACGACGCCGACGACGATCCCGCGGCGCTCGCTGGGCGCGCACAATAATCCGTATCCCGAATCACCGTGGGCGCGGCTGATCGCGGCGCCCGCCTCGCCCTACATCATCCACTCTGGCACCTACGTCGGCAACGGCACGGGGCAGGATCTCGTGTTCCGATGCCCGGTGCATTGGTTCTACACGCGGCGCACGGGCATCTCGACGCATCCGATCGGGCTGTGGTTCTCGTCGATGATCGCGTCGCATCAGAGCTTGCAGGAGCAAGTCCAGCCCGACGTGCCGGTGCAGGCGTTCATCGATCCGAGTTTCGTCTCGGCGGCCGTCGAGGATGATCAGGAGCAACGCACGATCGTCCGCATCACGGGCGCGGATGCCCAAGTCAACGAGAGCGCCATCACCTACGAATACGTCGCGGTGAGCGATCCGGCGGGGCGGTTCCTCCTGACGGGCGTCTTCGGGCATGGCGCGCAGGACTTCGATAATGTCGACCTACTGCCGAATGAAACCTTCGCGCCGGAAGCCGGGTTCTTCCAATACGAAACCCCGGACGGCGGGTCGACGTTCCGCGGGTATTACAAAGGCGTCGGACACGCCGCCGCGACGGTCTCGCTGCTGAATGCGGCGGAAGTGATCGACTTCCTGACCTGGAGCGCGGGGTTACTCTCGCCCTTGGTTGCGTCGACGCTGTCACTACAACTCAATGCCGCGTTTGCACTCTGGCGACGGGAGGACGGCAGCGCCGATCCGGGGCGGTCCAAAGCGGTGCAGATGGGCAGCTACACCGGCGACGGCGTCGCCGCCCGCACGATCGGCTTCGGCCCGACCTTGGTCCGTCCGCTGTGGGTGATGGTCGTGCCGCACAACGCGGCGGCGATCGTCCGTGACCCCTCGCACACCGGCACGACGAGCTGCCCGGTGTCCGGCGTCAATAACGCCACGACCGGGATCACCGCCGGCGGGATCGATTCGTTCACAGTCGGCGTGACGTTGAACGCGGCCGGCATCATCTACGACTGGTTCGTATTACCGGGCGGGACGGCCGCCTGTAACAACGGCTGGAGCTGCGACGGTGAGTTCACGCCGATCGAGCCGGAGTCGCCGTTCGATGGACCCTTCCCGATCGGCGACGAAGAAGTCGACCCGGGCGACGGCGGACCGGGCGAGGGCGATCTCCCGCCGAGTGATACGGACGATTGCGCGGCGGGCACGGTCTGCATCGAGGAAACGACCGCGCAGGTCAACCTGTCCCTGCTCGAGATCGGCGTCTCGCAAACGCTGACCAATTACTGCACGCAGGGCACCCGCGAGGCGCGCATCGCCCGACTCCTGTATGAGACGTCCGTCCGGGCGACGCTCACTATGACGCCTTGGCCGTTCGCCACACGTTACGCCGCTTTAGTGCTCGTGGCGGCACAGCCGAGTCATGCCGATTGGGCGTTCAGTTACCGGCAGCCGATAGATTGCATCTTTCCCCGGCGGATTGTCGTCGTCCGCGGCACGGCGAAAGATCCGGAACCCCCGGCGTTCATGCTGTCGAGTGACGGCTCGGGTGGGTTGATCCTCACGAACGAAGCCGCGGCGGTGTTGGAATACACCTGTCGGCCGGCCTGTGTCGCGTTCACCGGCGACGCCCTGTTCACGGAGGCGCTGAAGTGGCACCTGAGCGCCGCGCTGGCCCCGCCCCTGACGCGGATGACGAGCGAGGCCGAACGCTGCACGAAGATGTTCGAGGCGACGATCGACAAGGCCAACGCGATCATCAAGCCGGGCGTGCCGGGCCTGCGGACGGCGGTGCCGCTGGCGGGTGACGAGGCCGCGGCGTGTGTCACGGCGAACATCCAAGTCGTGAATCGTGGCCTGCTGCGGATCGGCTGTCAGACGATTGCGAACCTCGCGACCGATCAGAGCCCGCCGGCGGTGCTGGCGAACATCATCCTGGACGATGAGATCCGCGCGACGCTCCGAGACTACCCGTGGAAGTTTGCGAAGCGGTATAACGACGCGCTCGTGACCGTGGGCGGCACGGCGACCGTGGCGGTCAATCCGGACTGGCAATACAGCTACCGGCTGCCGACCGATTACGTGATGGTCCGCCGACTGGTCGCCACGGGCACCGGCCGGGCGTTTGAGGACTCGCCGCCGCCGTGGGAGGTCGGGACGGACGCGACCGGCGACCTGCTGTTCACGGACGAACTCGATCCGAACCTCGAATACACCGCCCGGATCAACTGCGCGGTGCAGAAGGGCGACGACCTGTTCCGGGATGCCCTCGCCTGGCGGCTGGCGGCGGCGCTGGCGCCCTCGCTGGCGCAAATCGACCCGGCCGTGGCAGAACAGCGCGGGCGCGGGCCTGAGTCGCCCACGGACCCCCGGCAGCGGGTGAGCCACAAGCCGAACCAGGCCGGGATGCGGGCGCAGGCAACGCGCTACGCCCAAGCGATGTATCAGGTCGTGCTCGAGCGGGCGCGGGTGCAGGACGCCAACGAGGCCGAGCCGGAAGACCCGCCTGACGCGGAATGGATTCGAGGCCGCTGATGCCGCGCAATAAACGCCTCACCGTCACGGCCCGCACCCCGTTCCGCCAACAAGACGGGATGCCGGTCATCGATCAGGTGGGCAGCGGCATCGGGCCGATGGCGTTCCCCGGCTCGGACGGGCAGGACGGCGCGGACGGCTTCGACGGGGCACCGGGCGACATCGGTCCCGTTGGCCCGCCCGGCCCCACCGGGCCGCCGGGTTCTGGCGGAGGCGGCTCAGGCGGCATATGGGTGCCTACCGATGGTCAGGATGGCGAGGATGGGCTCGACGGCTTTCCCGGCGCGACGGGCCCGGCTGGCCCTCCCGGCACGGGCGCGGCTGGGCTTCCTGGTGGCCTCGGCTTACCCGGTCAAGACGGCGAACCCGGCCAGGACGGCTTTGACGGCTTCCCCGGCGCGATGGGGCCAGCAGGCCCGGCGGGTTCAAACGGGGCTCCTGGAGGCTCTGGCGCGGCCGGGTGGCCGGGTCTGGACGGGGTAGACGGAGAGAACGGGTTTGACGGCTTCCCCGGCGCACAAGGGCCACCGGGGCCAGCGGGCGGCGGCGGCGGAGCGGTTACGCGCACCGTCGTCAATGTGGCCTATCCCGCGAAAGTGTCTCAGTCCGTTACCGTCGTCGATGCGACCGTTGCCGCAACATCAAAGATCAACGTGTGGGCCTCGGGCCTAGCGGCAAACGTGGTCGGATCGAATGACGCAGTGGATTATCGGCGACTGATGACGCGCGCGCTGGCTGGGTCGTTCATCTTAGAGATCGACACCGAGACGCCTTGGGCGGGGGCGCTCTCGATCGATTACACCGTGACCGCGTAAGAGGGCATCTCAATGGCGATCCTATACGACGCGCGCGGCAACGAGATCCTCGGCGGCGTCCCCGATCAACTCGGCGGCGGCGTGATGACTGATGGGCGCACCGCAACCTTTGTGTTGGGGGCGCTGAATGCCGAGGTCGTGATGGATCTCGCCGGCACCGCCTGCGCGGTCTATGACGTGCGCACGGCCGCGGGCGCCTTGACGCTGGTCTTTGAGGGCACCATTGACGGCGTCAACTATTTCGCGCGCCCTGGGTTCGCGTTCGCGCAGCTCATCGGCGCGACGCTCCTGGCCGAGCAGTATGTGCCCTCCATCATCATCGCGACGACGGCGACCGGGCAATACGTCGTGGGCGTCACCGGACTCCGGCGCGTGCGAATCCGCGTCTCCGCCTACACGTCCGGCAATGTGACAGTCGCCGCGCGGGCCACGCCGAGCGACTTTGTGATCTACGGTCGGCCCGTGCCCGCGACGCTGCACGTCACCGCCACGGCGGCGGCGAATACGGCGGCCACCGCGACGCTGCCGGCTGCCGGCGTCGGCTTGTTCCACTACATCACGCATATTAGCCTGATGCGGAATGCGACCGCCGCCCTGGTGGGCTCGGCGACCCTGATTCACACGAGCACGAATTTGCCCGGCACACCGGCCTGGAGCGTGGGGAACGCGATGGCGGCGGGCGGCACACAGGTTGATCTCGATTACGCACCCGCCTCGCCGCTGAAGTCATTGGTCGCCAACACCGCCACCACGATCGTCATGGCGGCCGGTGGTGCGGCTGTGCTGAACCGCGTCAACGTCAGTTACTACGTCGGACAATAAGGAGCACCCATGCCTCGCATTCCTGTTCGGAGTTACGGCCCGGCGCTCATCGCCACGGGGCCGACGACCGTCATCACCGTGCCCGCTGGCGAGAAGCTCATCCTGCGACTGATTCATGTGCAGAATCCGTCCGGCAGCATCGTGACGTTCACGCTCAGCATCGGCGCCGATGCCGCGGGCACGCGGCTCTGGCAGACCTACAACATCCCGGCCGCCGCCGCTGGGGTCAGCGACAACGTGCGGACGATCCCGGTCTGGATTCCGATGGAGGCGGCCGAGATCCTGACGCTGTCGGCGGGCACGAACAACATCCTGACCATCACGATCAGCGCCGAGCGCGTCATCCTCGGCTAGACCGATGCCTGAGAGCGTCATCCAACGGAGTTTTTCCGCCGGCGAACTCGACCCGGTCCTGCACGCGCGGGCGGATCATCCGCGCTACGCGGAGGGGCTGAAGACCTGTCGCAACTTCCTCGTGCTGCGGCACGGGGCGGTCGCGAACCGGCCGGGCTTCCGGTTCATCGGCGAGAGCAAGACGACCGACGCCAATAAGCGGCTGTTTCGCTACGTGTCGGAGAACCCGAACGAGAGCCTCCTCATCGAGGCGGGCGCGAGTTACTTCCGGTTCTACAAGAACGGCGCGATCATCGAGAACCCGCCGGGCACGCCGTATGAAGTCGCGACGCCCTACACCACGGGCGGGCTGATCGGCTCCTGGGAGCAGAGCGGTAACGTCGTGACGATCACGCACCGGCTGCACGATCCGCGCGAGCTGGTCTATATCGCCGATGACAATTGGGTGTTGCAGCTCGCGACGACGGTGCCCTCGATCGCCGCCCCGACCGGGTTAGCGGTCAACGGCGGTGCGGGCGCGTTCACCTATAGCTATCAAGTCACGTCGGTCAAGGCGGAGACGTATGAGGAAAGCCTCCCGACCGCGGCCGTGACCGATGCGACCTCAGCCACCCCAACGGCCGCCGCTCCGCACGCGCTCACCTGGAACGCCGTCGCTGGCGCGGAGGAATATAACGTCTATTGCGATCCGACCGGCAATGGGGTGTTCGGGTTCATCGGCATCGCCGCGTCGAACCTGTTCAACAATCCGGGCACGCCGCCGGACTTCGCCATCACGCCGGCAATCGCACGCACGCCGTTCGTCAGCGCGGACACCCGGCCGCATGTGGCGACGCACTATCAACAACGCCGGTTCTACGCCAACAGCATCGCGGCCCCGCAGCGCATCGAGGGGTCACGCACGGGGTTCGTGAATAACTTCGGCATCAGCTCACCGCTCCAGGATGACGATGCCCTGTCCTTCGAGATTGTCGGCCGGAACTATCATCCGGTGCGACACATGCTCGGCCTGAAGCGGCTGGTCGTGTTCACGGACGGCGGCGCGTGGTCGGTGGGTCGACCGAACGAACCGCTGACGCCCTCGAGTCTCGGCGCCGATCAGGAAACCTATGCCGGCGCGGCGCCGGACGTGCCGCCCGTCGTGATCGGGAACTCGGCGGTCTACCTGCAAGCGCGCGGCTCGATCCTGCGGGATCTCCGGTTCGACCAAGCGGTCGAAGGACTCAACGGCCGCGACCTGACGCTGTGGGCGACGCACCTGGTCGACGGCCATGTGATCGACCGGATGGATTACGCGGAAACCCCGCACTCGATCGTGTGGGCGGTCAGGGATGACGGCGTGCTGCTGGGGCTGACCTACGTGCGCGAGCTGGACGTGTGGGGCTTCCACCGGCACGATACCGATGGCGACTTCGAGCAGGTCTGCACCGTGCCGGAAGTGGACGGCGATGCGGTCTACGTGATGGTGCGGCGGACGATCGGCGGCACCAGTAAGCGGTATATCGAACGGCTGGCCTCGCGGACGATCCTCGACTTCGACGTCGATGCGTTCTTTGTCGACAGCGGCCTGAGCTACAGCGGGGCGCCGGCGACGGTGTTCACCGGGCTCGCGCATCTGAACGGCAAGACGGTCGTGGGCCTGGCCGATGGTGCGGTGGTCGGGCCGTTCGTCGTCGCGGGCGGCAGCGTCACGATTCCGACCGCGGCGAGTGAAGTGCATCTCGGCCTGCCGATTCAGTATGCCGACTTCGAGACGCTAAACCTCGACGCCGGCGGGACGGCCATTCGTGACAAACTCAAGCGCGTGGGGAGCCTGACGCTGATTGTCGACAAGTCGAGCCGCGTGTTCTCGGCCGGGCCGGACACCGCGAACCTGACGGGCTACGATCTGAGCACGCTGGAGACGGCGGTCGACGAGCACACCGGGCACGTCGAGATGTCGGTCAGCGCCACGTTCAACGAGCACGGGCGGATCTTCATCCGACAGGATCAACCTTTACCCCTCACCATCCTCGGCATTTTGCCGAACCTCATAGTCGGCGGATGACGATGCTCAAACGATTCATCACGGAGTATCGCAACGTGCTGGACGGCGGCGCCCGCTACGCTGGCCCTCGACTTGAGGCCGACTCGTTAGTGGCAGCGCAAGCCCTGACGTGCTGCGTCTTTGGCCCCAGCGGCGAACGGCTCACCGTGCTCGGGGAGATCGTTGATACAGTGCCGGCTGCGGACGGTGGTCTGACGACGACTGTGAGGAAGGGCTGAATGGCCGCCTTCACTGCTGCCATGCTCGGGCTGATGGCCGCCGGCACCGCCATCAGAGCGGTCGGCACGATCAAGGCTGGCAACGCTGCTGCACGAGCGGGCACCGCGCAGCGCGAAGCCTCGGAGTCACAGGCGGAACTCTCCGACTACAACGCGGCGGTCGCGGACCTCCAGGCCGAGGATGCGATCGCCCGCGGCGCCGACGAAGAAGCGCGGTTCCGGACGCGGGTGCGCGGGGCGATCGGGGCGCAGCGGGTCGGCTTCGCAGCCGGCAACATCGACGTGAGCACGGGCTCGGCCGTGGACGTGCAGGCCGATGCCGCCTATCTCGGTGAGCTGGATGCGCTGACGATCCGGACCAACGCGGCGCGCGAGGCGTGGGGCTACGAGGTCCAGGGCGAAGACCTGAAGCGCCGCGGGCAGATCCAGCGCAAGGAAGGCTTCTACATGGAACAGGCCGGCAAGGCGAACCGGAGCGCGTCGCGGTGGGATGCGGCCGGGTCGATCATCGGCTCAAGCGCGTCGCTGCTTGAAGCCAAATACGGGATGGGCAGGAAATAGATGCCGGTCGTCCGCTCCCAGCGTGAGGTCAGCCAGGCGCCGATCCCAGGCGTCAGGAAAAGTGCTGCCGAAACGCCGCTGTCGCGCGGGGCGGGGCTCGCTGGGGCGGAGGCGAACCGTGCCGGGGCGATCGCGGGCGTCGGGGATGTGCTCTCGCGCATCGGCGTCACGAAGTATGCCGAGATTCAGCAGCAGGAGCGGGACAAGGCCGATCAGATCGCCGCGATCTCAATGAGCAACGCCTTCGCCAAGTTCGACGCCGACTATTTCACGCATGAGCAGACCGGGGCGCTGAAGCGGCAAGGCAAGGACGCCCTCGGCGTGCCGGAGGACTTCGAGGAGAAGTTCACGAAAGCGGCCGGTGCCATCGAAGCCACAGCGGTTACGGAGCGCCAGAAGGCGCAGTATCAGCAACTCAAGGCCCGCTATTACCAGAGCGGCTACACCGACGCGCGCCGGCACACGTTCAACGCGATGCAGACGTATGGCCGCGGTGAACTGGCGGCCAAGATCGAGAACGCCCACGATGCCGCCGTGATTCATGCGACCGATCCGGCCAGGGTCGCGATGGAAATGAGCGAAGCGATTTACGCGATCAAGGAGGTCGGCCCAAAACTCGGGCTCGGCCCTGAAGCGATCGAGAAACAGGTCGGCGCGTTCCAGTCGAAGACGATCGACGGCGTAGTGACGCGCCTGTTTGTCGCCGGCCAGGATCGTAAGGCCAAAGCCTACTTCGATGATGCGAAAGAGAAAGGGCTGATCACGGACGGCGACGTGCTCGCCAAGCTCGAAGCGAAAGTGCAGGCCGCCACGACAGACGCCAACGGCGAGCGCGCCGCGGCGGAGATTTGGGCGAAGCTGGCCCCTGGGCCGAACGATGACACGTCGCCGATCTCGCTCGACAAGATGGAGACGGCGGCCCGAGAGAAGTGGGGCGACGATACCGACTCGCTGAAGGCCACGATCAACGCGCTGCGCTCGCGCAAGCAAGGCGTGAACGATGGCCGCAAGGAACGGCAGGACGCACAAAACGGCGCGATATGGGGAGCGGTGTTTCAAGGCGCCGACCTCGGCGACGTCAAGCGGCTGCCGGCGTTCGTGAACGCGCCCGGCGACGTGCAGCAGCGGATCGGCGAATACTTCCGGCGCGAAGGCGAGCATCGCGAAGCCCTAGCGGCGTCCCGTGAGGGCCGAGCGGCGGCGGCCGAGTCGCGCGCCTACACCGCGGCGGCTCGCAAAGAGCAGGAACTCGAAAATAGTAATTGGGCGGCGTATCACAACTATGCCGACCCGGACGTGCTCCGATCGTTCAGTCGCGAGGATCTGCTCTCGGCGTTGCCGGTGCTCGGCCGCGATCACGTCAACCGCCTGATCGAGAAACAGGATCAGATCAAAAAGAGCGACACGGTTTACCGGGCGGCCGTGATTGATCGTGACCTCTTCAATGAGGTCGCGGACAGCGTCGGCCTGAAGTATGCATACAAGCCGCCGAGCGAGCTATCGCCCAAGCAGCGCACCGAGATCGGCCGACTCCGGGCGGCGGTCGAGGACGAGATCGGGAAGCGGCAAGTCAAGGCCGGCGGCTACGTGAGCCGCGAGGAGCGAAAGGACATCGCCAAGGCGGTGCTCGACGCGCACGCGATCAGCGGGGCCGGGTTCTGGCCGTGGTCGGCGACGCCCGTGCTCCGCATCAGTGACGTGCCCGAGGCCGACAAGCAACTCATTGAGCAGGCGCTTCGCCTCAACGGGACGCCCTGGGGTCCGCAGGACGTTATCAACGCTTATATGCGGAAGCCGGGCAGGAAATAGCGGCCGTGGCGACGAACCTCTACGACGAGACGCTGGGCGACATCGACGAGCCGCAAGGCCCGGCCGCGAATCCTTACACCGGGATCGTCGCTGACCTCGTCAAAGAGCGAGACACCCGCCAGCCCGCGGCGCCGACGAATCCCTACACGAGCATCGTCACCGAACTGAGCGAGGAGCGGAACCGCACGGCGCAGGGCGCGATCCGGCAGGCGACCGAGACGACCCCGGACAAGGCCGCCGAAGTGCAGCGGCTCGCCGCGCAGTATCGGATCGAGCCGGCCACCGTCGAGCGCAACCTCGAGCAATTCCAACGGCAGGCGGCGATCGATGCGGTGCCGTATCAGGAAATCCGCACCGAGAGCCCGAAGCTGGCGGCCTGGCTCGAGAACCCGGACAACGCGAAACTCGCGTCCGACGATATCAACCCGCTCCGGACGTTGGCGAAGACGCTCGACGTCGGCACGAACGCGCTCCGAGCCATCGCTGCGGGTCCGCTGGCGCAGTTCAATGTCGGCGCGTGGGGCACGGCAGCGACGGCGGCCGAGTGGCTCGGGGCCGATTCGCTCGCCGGCTGGTTCGAGAAGGCGGCCGTGTCCGCGTCGCGCGATGCGGAGTATGCGCGCGGCGCACAAAAGGGCGCGGGGCCGAACGAAAAGGCGTTCTACAGCGGGTTCGAGTCGATGGGCGGCATGGCACCGGGCTACCTGCTCGGGGCGCTCGGCGGGGGCGCGAACGCGATGCTCACGCTGATGGGCATTCAGACCGGCGGCGCGGCGTCACGCGAAGCCCGGGCCGAGGGGGCGAGCCTGCTGACGTCGACCGGCCTCGGGGCCGTCAAGGGCGTCGTCGAGGCGCTGACGGAGAAGATCCCGGCCGTGTGGTTTTTCAAGGATCTCGCGCAGGGCTCACCGTTCTACAAGATCCTTCTGCATCAGCTTGCGGCCGAACTCCCTGGCGAGCAAGTTGCGACGCATGTGCAGGACTTCGCAGACTGGGCGCTGCTGCACCCGGAAAAAGGCTTGCAGTCCTACCTCGATGAACGACCGGCGGCGTTCACGCAGACCTTGATCGCGACGGTGACGATGGTCGGCACGATGTCGGCGCTGGGCTCCGTGGCGCAGAAACTAGCCGGCGACGGCGGACGGGCGGCACGCAGCGAGCAGGATCAAGAGTTCTTCAAGGCGCTAGCCTCCGGCGTGAAGGGCTCGGCCACGCTGGAGCGGATGCCGGCCGCCTTACACGACCTCGCCGCACAGATCACGAAGGACGGGCCGATCGAACACGTCTACGCGCCGGTCGACACCTTCGAAACGTATTGGCAGGACAAGGGGCTCGACACCCCGCACGGGCGGGTCGAGGGTGCCGCGGCCGTGGCCGGCGAGCTGACAGGGCGGGCAGACGCGCTCGAGGAGGCGCGCCGGTCGGGAGTAGACCTTGAGATTCCAACGGCGGTCTACGCCGTGCAGCTCGCCGGCACCGATCATCATGCGTTCATGGCCGAGGAACTCCGACTCGGCGATCCGACCCGGATGAACATGCGCGAGTTCGCGGCGTTCAAAGAGGCCGAAGCCGCCAAGGCGACCGAACCGCCAGCGGAGGCACCGGCCGAGCCGAGCCCGGTGCGGCAGGCGATCCTCCAGAAGATTCAGGCGGCGCTTGCCGGCACGAAGGTCAAACTGCCCAAGGGCGCCGTCGAGGGCTACGCCGACATCTTTGAGGCGCTGACATCGACGTTCGAGCGGGAGGGGCTGGACCCGGTCGAGACGCTCAAAAAATACGGCCTACTCGTGACCGGGCCGCAGGAAGCGGGGGCTGCTCCGCGGTCGTCTTTTGATGCCGTGACCATTGCAGCGTCGCTACCGCGAAACGATGCGGAACTGCGGACGCATCCAGTCGGCTCGGCGCTGATCGCCCTTGGCGACTTGCGCGGTATTAATGGACTCATCCCGCTCACCAGATTTTCGACAGCGGAACAGGCCGCGCTGCGTGCGGCCGGCGTCAGCGTGACGCAATCGCAATCAGAATCAGGCGACACATGGGAAGGCTTCAGCGAAGGACAGTTATGGGAACTGCGTAGCGCGTATCAGAAAGGACCAAAAGCGGGGGCATCTGCCCAAACGCCGACTATCCCATTTTCGGAACGGCTGAAGGCGCTGAAACCGGCGCCGGAGGCCGCTGTGGCGACGCCCGCCGCGAAGGCACTGCCGCCCGCCCCGATCGCCGAAGATGCGGCAGAGGCCGCCCGTGCCGCTGCCAGCGCCGCCAGCAAGACGCCAGAGGGTCGTGCCGCCCTTCAGGCCCAGGTGGCCGCCGACGATGCCGCCCGGGATGTCCGGATGGGCGCGGACGCGCTCCGGCGGCCGGCATATACGGACCCTGAGGCGGTGCGGGCCGGCCGGGCGCTGATGGCACGGTTAGCGGTTGACAAGGCGAAGGGGCCAGCGCAGACTGAGGACGCTGATGCCGCCGCCGGACCTGAAACGAGTCGACTCGCTGATCCTGGCCGGCTGTCCGCCCGGGAGCGCATTCCGGCAAGCGATCCGGGAACAGGCAAGAAAGCCGGCGACCGAGCCGACAAGCACCTCGCCCGCGTCTTCAACTCCATCCTCGCCAGCGCCCAAGCCCTCGAACCAGCCGTAGATCCCACGCTCCTGCGGGGCGAGTTCGATTACCGGCTCGAGCTGTGGTTCGATCGGCAAACCCTCGCGGCCGAGAGCGGCCACAATCAGCACGACATCTTGCGCGCGATCGCCCGCATGGGCGGCATTGCCATCGGGGAGCAGACGGGCGGCGAGCTGCGCGAACTCCAAGGCAAGTTCGGATCGCTGCTCGGCGTGCCGGGCATTCCCGGCGTGTTCCGGAACAAGAAAATCGTCACGAAGGCCGGTCAGGGCACGGGCGGCGGGCTCGGGCTCGATGTCATCTTTGAGCAACTGAAGCGCGATCCGCGGTTCGCGTTCCTCGAATCCGAGAGTCATCTGACCGACGTGCTCGACGAGATCACGCGGCACGGTGCAGCCGGGGCATCGGCGACGGAACTGCCGGGCACGGAGGAACTGCGCGACGTCAGCATCAAGCGAGAAAAAACGTGGTGGCACGACCTGTGGATGCCGTTACCGGAGGTTGAGATCGACGAGAGCGAACCCATCGACGCCACGGGCGATACCTCATTCGACGTGTCGACGCTCGATCAGGTCGCGACGCTGTTTCAGGACGTCACCGAGGAACCGACCGCAACCTACATCGGCGAACAGGACGACGGCCAGGGCGGCAGTGTGTCGCTGTTCAACATCGTCGGCGGACCCCGGCACAAGTCGACCGTGACCGAGGCGACGCTCGTCGCGCTGGGCATTCCGGTGCCCGCGAAGGAACTCGAGCCGGCGCTGCCCGGCATGGAAGGCTTCGGCGGCACGGCCGCGGAGCTGGGCGAGCTGCCGTTCCGGTTGACGTCGGAGGTCGCGGCCACGCCGAGCGCGAAGCGGATGCAGCGCACGCTGTTTCAGGGCTTGATCGAAACGACCGAGAGCACGGCGCCGAAGTTCTATTCGCGCATCCTGAAAGCGGTGGAGCTGTCGACGCTGGCGAAGGCGAGCGGCGCGCAGTGGATCGCGACGATCAAAAACTCGAAGCTCGGGATCAACCTCGACGAGTTTGCGCTGACGTCGGTCGCGGACCTGGAGGCCGGCAAGAGTTACACGAAGCAGGACGTGCTCGACTACCTGGCGGTGCATCAGGTCAAGGTGAGCGAGGTTATTCTCGGCGACTCGAACTCAGGGGCGCAGGCCGACAAAGCGGAGTGGATCACGGAACGCGCTAACGAACTTTACGATCAATATCTCAACAACGAGATCCGGAGCATCGAGAACACCAACGACGCGGACTATCGCGAGGTCAAGGTGCGCGTCTACGAAACCGACGAGGGATGGAGCTTCACGCTCGACGGCGACGAGGACAGCTACATTTACGAGTCGGAGGATGAGGCACGGGATGCCGCCGACACCGAGGCGGAGACAATCAACGACAAGCGACGCGACGACGCCGAAAAGGAGCTTGGCATCCAAGCGCGCGAGGCCGCTGAGGAGGTCGTTAAGTGGGACGACGCCTATACCGAAGCGGTCGAGTTATGGGACCGCGAGCACGCCGATGACGATCCGACCGGCGTCCAATTCGCCGACGATCGCTATCGCCTCCCCGGCTTCGAGGCGGGCTCGTATCGGGAGGCGTTCGTCACGGCGGATCTCAGGCCGCCAGAGCGGGAACGCGATCCGGTCATTCAGGTCAAGGAAGTCACCCGCACGACGTCAAGCAACATGGTCGCGTATACCGTGACGGTGAACGGGGAGCCGTGGCTGTTTGAAGGCAAACCGCTGGAACTATTTGTCGGCACCGCCGAGCCCGAAGGCGCCAAGGTCGCGCACGCCTTGGAGATGTGGCATAACGACGCCTATGAGAAGCTCACGGCGACCTGGGAAGACGGCCACAGCCAATACAGCAACGTCGTCAACCCCATCGTGCGCCTCCGGTTCTCGACGCACTTTGCATCGGCGCCGTTGACCGACGAGGAAGCAGCACCGTTACACGCGGAGGCGGTTGAAGTAGAGAGTCAGCGGGCCGATCGGAGTAAAGCGATTCAGGCGCTCATGCCGGACAGCGGCCGAGCCGCCGATGCGCCGCAAGACGTGCAGACGCAGATCAATAAGCTGCGCCGAGAACGGGCCAACTTCGAGGACCGCATTCGGGCGATCGATACACAGATCGACGGCCCGCGCAAAAAGCTGCTATTCCTCGACGAAGTGCAGCCCCCCAGCGAAGACAACCAAGCGTCAATGCCGCCGCTCTACCTGAAGAACTGGCGCGAGATCGGGTTCAAGTGGGCGCTGCGCTACGCGGCCGAGCACGGGTATGAGGCGATTAGCTGGACGACGGGCGATCAGCAGCGGGAGCGTTACAGCCTTCGGAAAGAGGTCGACGCGATCAACTGGAACACAACCCAGTTACTAAGGGGCGATGGCGTCACTTCGCCAGTCCGGCGCGTCGCCATCAACGTCAAGGGCGGGGGCACGATCATTGTTCACGCCGAGATCGACACCGGCAATGTGCAATGGAGTTCTGGCGACGGTGGGGCGGCGAATTGGGCAGGCAAGCACCTGAGCGCGGCGATTGGGAAGGAACTCACCGAGCAGATCCTCGCGGGCGAATCAGGCGAGATCAAAGAGGAAGGGCTCGAAGTCGGCGGCCTCGGCTTGAAGCGCCTCTATGACGTCGACTTCGTGAACGTGGTGCACAAGCTGCCGGCAGTGAAGGCGCACGGCGGGCGGGTGACGACGTTCGATATCGGCCTCAAGCAAGGCAAGTTCCATGTGTCAAAGCGAGATATCGGTCAGGAAAACTGGTTACTACATCGCAACGAGGGCGCTGCGCGCGTGCTCGTTGGAGAGTTTCCATCGTGGGGCGCCGCCGACGATGCCAGCCAGGTCAGCGCCGCGACGGAGCCGGGGAATTACTACATCAGTAGTCAGCCTATTCGCGATTGGGCGGTGTATGACCCGCAAGGGAAACTCGTTTCACATCACGCCCTCCGCTCGTCGGCCGAGACGATCGCCGACGAACACAACGAAGCCATCAAGCCGATCCTTCAGCCCGGCCTCGATCTCACGCCCGCGTTGAAGTCTGCCGTCCTGGGCGGACAGACGCTCTTTCAGGAGGAACCGCCGGCCGCCGGCAAGCGCGGATCGATTACCGGCTCGTTCGATCGCAATGCGCTGTTCGGGCCGGATCTCCAGTTCACGATCAAGCTGTTCGAGAACGCCGACGTGTCGACGTTCATGCACGAGAGCGCGCACCTGTTCCTGAAGATCATGCAGGACTTGGAAGCGCGGCCGGAAGCGACGCCGGGACTCAAGGGCGACCTCGCGATCATCCGGGCGCGGTTCGGCGCGGACGGCACGGAGCAACAAGAGCGATTCGCGCGCGGGTTCGAGAAGTATCTGCTGGAGGGCAAGGCGCCGACGCTGGCGCTGCGCGGCGTGTTCGCCAACTTCCGCACCTGGCTCGGCCGACTGTATCGGACGCTCACCGCGCTCAACGTCGAGCTGACGGATGACGTGCGCGGCGTGTTCGATCGGATGCTGGCGAGCGATGCGGCGATCGCGGAGGCGCAGGCCGCCGTCATGGCGACGCCGATGTTCACGACCCCGGAGTCGGCTCGCATGTCGGCGGAGGAGTTCGACGTCTACCAGGGCCAGGTTGCCGAGGCCGGGCAGACGGCGCGAGAGCAGCTTGAGGGCAAGCTCCTACGCGACTTGCAACGCCAGCAGCGGGCCAGTTACCGCGAGGAGAAGCAGGCGATCCGCGAACAGGTCGAGGCCGAGGTCTACGCGCTGCCGGTGTATCAGGCGCTCGCGGCGATGCGGAAGGGCACGCACCCGGACGGGACGCCGCTGGTCGAGGGCGTGCCGCTGGAGCCGTTGAAGCTGTCGAGACAGACCATCGTGGATCGCTACGGCCCGGAGCGTCTTGCCGCGCTGCCGACCTATCCGCCGCCGATCCACACCGCGACCGGCGGCATGGACCCGGACACGGTCGCGGAACTGTTCGGCTTCGCGAGTGGCGACGCGCTGCTGTTGGCGGTCGCGGACGCGGCGCCGATGCGCGGGCTCATCGAGGCCGAGACGACCAAGCGGATGACGGCGCAAGCCGGCGACCTCATGGTCGACGACAAGTTGTCAGACCTCGCCAAGGCGGCCGTAGCGAACGAGCACCGGGCGGCGATCGTGCGGATCGAAATGCAGACGCTCGGCCGGCTGAAGCGCACCGCGCAAGCCTCTGCGGTCAAGGAACGCGACTATGAACGGCGATGGTTCGAGGCGGAGGCGAAGCTCCGGATCGCGATCGCCGAGGGGCATCAGCAAGTCGAGATTGACGCGCTCGATGCCGAGGTCAAGGCGCTCAAGGCGCAGGCCCGGAGCGGGGCGGCCAGAATCAACGCGGCGCTGCCGACCGAGGCCGAGATGCGTGAGGTTGCCAAGGCCCGGATCGGGCGCACGCGCATCCGTGACCTGAAGCCGGATCTGTTCCACACCGCCGCTCGCCGAGCCGGGCAGCAGGCGCTTGAAGCCGCGGCCCGACAAGACTTCGACGCGGCGATCGCGGCCAAGCAGCAGGAGGCGATCAGCCTGGCGCTCTACCGCGAGGCGAGCCGTGTCGTCGAGGACGTCGAGGCGAGGGTGCGGGCGGCGCAGGTGCTGGATACACCGGCCTCACGGAAGCGCATCGGCTTGGCGGGCGGCGGGTTCCAAGAGCAGATCGACACCATCCTCGATCGGTATCAGTTCGCGCGCATCAGCGGCAAGGCGCTGACGAAGCGGGAGGCGCTGCGGCAGTGGGTCAGCCAACTCGAAGCGGACGGCTTCAGCGTCGACCTGCCGGAGGACGTGCTCGACGATGCGCGGCGCATCCACTACCGAGAACTGCCGGTCGATGAACTGGTGGCGGTGAGCGACACCCTGAAGTCGATCGTGCATCTGGCGCGGCTGAAGAACCGGCTGCTGAAGAACAAAGACGCGCGCGACTTCGCGATCGAGCGCGACAAGCTGGTGACGTCGATCCGCGAACACAACGCGGCCGGGAAAATCCCGCTCGAGTTCCGACCCGCCGATGATCGGCGCCGGAGCATCGGCGAGTGGTTCGCGTCGCACGCGCGCATCGGCACGCTGGCGCAAGTCATGGATGGCCCTGGCGACGGTGGGGCGATGTGGTCGGCGATCGTCCGGCCGATCAACACGGCGACCGATGCGAAGCAGAGCCGCAACGAGGCCGAGGGGCTGACCTACGCGAAGATCATGCAGCAGCACTACCCAGGCCGCGAGCTGGGGCGCTGGCACGAGCAGACCGCCGTCGCCGGCGTGGGCAGTCTGTCGAAGGAGGCCCGTCTCGCGGTGGCGCTGAATTGGGGGAACCAGACGAGCCGCGACCGTCTGCTGAACGACCCCCGCCGGAAGTGGAACGCGAAGCAAATCGCGGCGATCCTCGACACCCTCGACGAACGCGACTGGAAGTTCGTCGTCGACACCTGGCGCTTCCTCGATCGGTTCTGGCCGGAGATCGCCGCGAAGACGGAACGGCTGACGGGCATCGCGCCGGAGCGCGTCGAGGGCATCGACGTGGTCACGAAGTTCGGCACGTTCGCCGGCGGGTATTACCCACTCGCCTACGATGCCAGGATGAACATCAAGAGCCAGCAGCACGAGGCGGCGACCGAGGCCAAACTGAAAACGTCGGCGGCGTATGTGCGGACGACGACGCGCCGCGGGCATCTGGAGGCCCGGCAGTCGCACGTCAAGCTGTCCGTGCGGCTCGACCTCGGCGTGATGTTCTCGCATCTGGAGCAGGTCATTCACGACCTCACGCATCACGAGATGTTGATCGACGTGACGCGGCTGCTCCGCGATCCGGCCGTGTCGAATGCGATCCTCGAAACCAAGGGGGACGTGATCTATCAGCAGTTCACCCGGGCGCTCGAATCGATCGCGGCCGGCAAGCTGGACCCGGCGAAGAACGGCATGGAGAAGGCGGCGACGTTCGCGCGCACGGGCACGCAGATCGCGCTGTTAGGCTTCAACCTCTGGACCGGCATCCAGCAGCCGCTTGGCCTGTTCAACGGCGCCGAGCGGGTCGGCGTGAAGTGGGTCGCGCGCGGGCTCGGCCGCTGGCTGAAGGACGCGGCGACGATGCAGAAGACAACGACGTGGATCGACAGCGTGAGCCCGTTCATGGCGACGCGCAGCTCGGCGGCGACGCAGGATCTCGCGGACCTCCGGGGCCAACTCCGCACCGCCGGCGGCTGGTTCG